CTGTATAACCTGTTGCTCCATCGAAACCTGTGGCACCTGAAGCACCTTGGATACCTGTAGCACCAGTGTAACCTGTCGCACCTGAAGCACCATCTGCACCAGTTGCACCGCTAGCGCCTTGAATACCTGTTGCACCTGTATAACCTGTTGCGCCTTGTACACCAACAGCACCATCTAAATTGATTGAGTAATTACTTGATGAAACATTTTGTGTATTTGCAATATCTGATACACTTAATGTTAACACACCTTCTGTAGAATGTGCACCCGTTCCATTTGCATATGAAACAACTATACCATGAATATGATTGCCAACATTATTAGTATCTGCTACAATTACTGTTTGTTCTGGACTATAGTCTAAGTCACGATCTGTTGTGTATATGACTAATGTATCATTTAATGCATAAGTTGATAAGTTTAATGTTTGGCCTGTTGTGGTGTGGTATCTGTCTCCTTGAAGACCATCGGCACCAGTTGCACCTGTATAACCGGTTGCACCATCTGCACCAGTTGCACCAGAAGCACCTTGTACACCAGTGGCACCTGTGTAACCAGTCGCGCCATCATAACCAGTGGCTCCATCATAGCCAGTAGCACCTGTGTAACCTGTTGCACCTGTGTAACCTGTCGCACCTTTAACACCTGTAGCACCATCGTCACCTGTAGTACCAGTAGCACCTGTATAACCTGTTGCACCCGTATAACCTGTGGCTCCTGAAGCTCCATCGATACCTGTTGCTCCTGTATAACCAGTAGCACCATCAATACCTGTTACACCTGAGGCTCCGTCATAACCTGTGGCACCTGTGGCACCGGAAGGGAGTCGAGCTCCTATCCAATTACCATTTTCGTCAATGACGTCTAATGGACCTGAGGCTCCCCCGCCTACGGATAGCCCGTTTCTTACTACGAATTTTGAATTATTGGTTGCCACAGTTAGATCTCCTTGATGGTGTTATTACTTTGGTGTTGTTATTGTATATTTATAATGTCTAAGTCTCACCCTACACATTAATTGTTGTTTTTATGTACTTCAATGTGGTAATAGCATTTACTGGCGTGAACCTAAGTTCAACGAACCCTGTACCTGTCCATACCATACGTGTAATATATGTTAATGTACCTGAATTCTCAATGGTTGAAGCTTCATATATGCCTGCATCTGTTTCAATAAACTTAGATGATAATGTTACATTAATGTTACCGTTTAATTGGATACCGACAGTTTCAATTAATGATAGTAATGCTTGTTGTACTGTATTATTAGTAGTGTATACTCTAATAGTAGTACCATTCCAGTATGATAGCCCACCATTATTTATACTAGGAGATGAGTAGTCATTAGAAACTGGTGAGTAGTATGTAGCAAAGTTACCTAATGCTTCACCCATTGAACCATACTCTGTTAAGAATACGTTTGCTTTATCGTGTAATAGTCTTAGTTCTGTTACAGCAAAGTCAGAACTAGATGTTAACTGCATCTCATACTTTGCACTTCTATATAGTGTAACATCTAATATGTCTACTAAATCTTCATTAGTTGAAGTTGTATTGAATGTAATGACTTCTGCACCAGCACCAGCAGCACCTGTGGCTCCAGCGATACCTGATGCACCGCTTGCACCTATATGTCCTGTAGCACCAGCTGTACCTGTCGCTCCACGTATACCTGATGCACCTTGTGCACCAATACCGCTTGCACCTTGAGGACCGGTTGCACCAGCTACGCCGCTTGCTCCGTCAACCCCAATATAACCAGATGCTCCAGCAACTCCACTTGCACCAGCAACTCCACTTGCACCGGCTATACCGCTAGCACCTGAAATACCAGTTGCACCTGAAATACCAGTTGCACCAGGAGTACCAGCTCCACTTGCGCCTGTTGCTGATATAGTTATTGCTTTTGGATTTGAACCAGCATTAGTTGTGATGGCAATGCCTGAACCAGCTACTACTTCTAATGTATCTTCTGCTACAGCTACTAAATCATCTTGACCTGCAACTTTGATTGTCTTGAATGCAGAACCTAAACTTACTTTGACTTCACCTGAACCTAAGTTATCAACTCGGAAACCAGTATCATGATCAAACCTAAGTGCAGTAACTCCAGTGACTTGATTAGTGATAGATCCTGTAGCACCACCAGTTGCACCACTGATGTTACTTACAGTTACACTACCACCTACACCAGAAGCACCTGATGCACCCTGTGGTCCTGTCGCTCCATTACCAGTTCCGGCACCAGATAAACCCTGTATACCGACCGCGGTGACTTCTGCGTAAATATCTCCTAATGCCATCTTATTCCCTTATTCTGGATCTGGTTTTGTTATTTGTGGAGTGAATATGATGATACCTTCAGATACGCGCAATCTCTCTCCTAAATTGTTCGCGATCTCTACGTCATACATGTACCTGCCGGGTTTGATACTATTTGTATTAGTTGCAGTTAAAGATAATCTGATTTGACCACCTATTGCAGAATAGATCTGTGCATTAAAGTTAACATGCGTTCTTGATGCATATGACTTTCTGATATAAGAATCTACAGTATAATCAGTAAGATTTAATGGCAAGCCATCAGAACCTCGTACTGTGATCACAGCTCCAAAGTTAGAACCTGTATCGATATAAAAATTTGTTATAGCTGCCATAGTCTATTTATTAGCTTTTCATGATGTATGCGAGAGCATAGTAAGGTGGTAAGTTTTGGTTTGTACCTGAAACACCAGTGCTTAGGACTGTCGTAGCTACTGTAATGCCAGTGGTTGAAACGCTTGTACTTTCTGTACCGCGCGTCCAGTTATCTCCACCGAAGTCTCCACCACCGACAGGAGGATGATATGTGTGTGAGTGACCAGGATCGTTAACTGCCGATGTAGCTCCGTGAGTATGACTTACAACCACTGCATCTTTTGTACCACCAGATTTTGTAGGACCAGTAGATCCTTCGACTGTTGTCTTAGCAACACCTGATACGTCAGCGCTTACACCAATAACAAACTTATCTCTTAAGTCTGGAGTACCATTTGAACCATTACATAGTAACCAACCTGTTGGTATAGTTGCTACCGTACCTGACCATAACATGATCATGCCTGATGCAAATACAGATGATGCAGAATTTAATGTCGTCCAAATAGGAGACTGACCTGCACCTCTTGATTGTAAGTATTGGCCGCTTGAACCAACACTGCTATTAACAGTTAATGAGTTTGTTAATGTGACAGAAGTAAATGATGCAGTCGTAGGAGTTATACCACCAACTGTACCATTGATATTACCTGATACATTACCAGTTAAGTTACCTGTGACATTACCAATAACATCACCTTCTACACCACCTAATATAGTACCTATGACGTTACCAGTTAATGGACCAATAAAACTAGTTGCTGTGATTGTATTAGCAGCAAAGCTACCAGAAGTATCTCTTTGTACTACAGATGATATAGTATTAGTTGACTTTGGCATCAAACCTTGTAATAGATCTGCATCTAAACCTGAACCAGTACCATCAACTGTCTTAACTTTTGTTAAAACGTCTGCAGCAGTATATGACGAAGATGCTAACTTAGTACCTACTTCAATGTTGATGTTGTTAAAATTTGCATCCATCTCAGCTATGGTGAGAGGAGATCCTTTATCGCTACGTAGTCTGATTGTTGCCATTTGTCATCCCATTAATTATTGCTTCTAGTTTATTTATTTTCTCAACAAGATCATCAAGCTTATGTTCTTTTTGTTGTATAGCACGTTGCATAGCTCTATGCTTTTCTAGCTTAGATACATCTGTCTCTAATATAGCACCAGTATTTGTGTCACGCACTAATGATTCTTTTTCTACAGGTATCTTCATTAACTATCCAATGCTATAACACGTAGATCTCTTAGTCTTGGAGTGTATGCAGCATTTGAAGATAATAGTACTATCTTAATTTGGAATGCATTAAATCTTGGACTAATAGGATCATTTACTGGAACGTTTCCAACAAATGCTCCTGCCGGGAAATATCTGTGTTCTTTAAAGTCATAATTAGATAATGATAGGGCAACAGAGTTTTCAAGCTCCATTAATACCCACTCTTCATCAGCTATAGGTGTTGTCTTATCGGTTGGTAAAGTTCTATAGTATACTTTGATGTCAGTATTTTGAGGCTTATTAACATCCACAGTCACGTTGATGTTTGATGCTTCAAAACCTGCAGCAAGGTTGATCGGTTTAGTGATGTATCTTGCTAAAGCTGGACCACCTGCAACAACACCTTCTTCACCCGTTGATAGGTTATTAATAGTGTTAAGTGCTGTGATAGCTGATACTGTAGCTACATCAATTACTGGAGAAACTTCGTTCTTAGTAACTATAGATGTATCGATAGATAACTCAGCTTTAAGTTGTAATGTATTATCAGTAGCATGACTTTGTGTATCAAGTTGTCTTAAGTCTTTGTAAGTGACGTCTTGATTTACGTTGAGTGGTGTCCATGTAGGGTCTAGTCTACCTAAATCACCAGTAGCTCCTCCTGCATATTTGTATGATTTAGAGTACCATTGGATCGCTGTACCAGTAGGTAAGATTGAAGATACATGTGTAAACAATGTATGATAATCTGTATAACTTTCTGGATCTTGGATGGTAAACTCAACGGCACCAGTAGCACCAGATGCAAACACAGCTCGGTTTAATTTGAACTTAAGATCTTTATTTTGATCTGGTTCCCATGTAGAAGCGTTCTGTGATTTAAACAATGAACCGATGTACGGTTGTTTGTCGATCTTAGTCGTACTTCCGATGATTGGTTGACCTATCTCACCAATGAATACGTTATAATCTTGTGTATTTGTTAATAATACGATAGAGTATTCACCTGGAGTTAGATGGATTGGGTTTGCAAATGTAAACTTAGTTGCAGTATTACTGTCATCTGACACACTTACTTCTGAAGCTTTTAATATGACTGAAGAGAACGGTATAGTTGGCACTGATTCTGGGTAACCATTAACGTTCCTTCTGATCTGCATCTCAATAGGTACAGCGTTTGACTTAGATTTAAAGTAAACATCTACTGAAGATACATGTAAGCCTAATGGATATTCATTAGGATAGATCATGAATGATTCTGCTATAGGATCATAGTAACCTGTCTCCACTACAGTCTTAGTATTTTGTAAAGTACGTGTAGTTAAGATAGTATTAGATTTAGTTTGGATCTGACCTATCGCAGTATACTTAGCTTCTCCGATTGATTCTTCAGTTTGTACATTATTAGTACTATTATCAATTAAACGAATAGTTCTTTCACCAGTTTTAAATACATTAGATGGTACTTGGAATTCAAAGCCAATGTTACCAAATTCATCAGGGATAAGTGGATCTGTTAGTGTGTATGTATAAACTGACTCGATATATGCATGTGTATTAGATGTCATACCTACTACATACTTGTGTATATCAATAGTTGTACCTGCATCACCTGAGATAGTTAATAGTCTTACACCTAGTTCGGTTGTACTTATCTCAGAGTAGATAGCAACCTTAGCAACATTTTCTTGTGATGCTGGAGTACCATAACTTGTTCTTATTGATAAGTTCTCATATGCACCATGTGTATCAATGAATCCAGAACCAGTAACACCAGAAATTTTTAATATTGTTAATGGTTTAACATATGCACTGATCGATGCACTCTCAACAAATGGGTATAATCTTGCTTTAGGTTTAAATAAACGACATAGACCTAACACAACGCTTTCACGTATGTATGGCACATATTGTACATCAACTACAGAAGTACCTAAGTTAGTTGTAGTTGAATTTAATACGTTAGTTCCAAAAGTAACTGAAGTACTTGCAACATGCCATGGATGCCCACCAGCTTCAGAATGGAATCTTGTTCTGTTATTATCGATACGTTCATCTTGTTCTATTGTACCAGGAACTAATGTATCAACTAATAAATTAATGTCAGGTCCAATAATTGTATCAACCCAAAGATCAAATGCTGGCTCTAATGTTACTGTACCAATAAATCTAATCACATTGAATGGGTTAACATTAATAAATGAAGAAGCAAGAGGTTGGTTAATAGCTATATCTTCTGTATATGGTAGAGTTACTAAATCACCATTACGTACAGCACCAGTAGCACCGCTTACATCGAATTGGTTATATTGCACTGAGAAAGGAGCACGAAGTTCTTGGTTTAATGGATCGATCGCTACATCAAAATCTACGTTAGCTGCATCAGCTAATGAGTTTTCATTATATGTAGTTGATGATACGTTCCATGAATTATTACCATTGAACCATGATAGCCACCAATCCCATCTGCGTGTAGTCCATGATGAACCACTAGTGAATACATCTTGTGATGTAAATGGATCAGTTGCAAAACCGTTCTTAAATTTTTCAAGCGTGTTTGAACCTTTGATAGATGTATCTTTAGCTTGTTTTTCTAAGATCGATAGTTGTGTATAGTATTCAAGGTTACTAATACGTTTCTCTAGTTTACCGATATCACGCATAGTGTAACGTCTATTTTCAACATACTTGATTTGGATGTCTCTAACGTTAGCTGTATATGGAGGTATGACCAATGCATAGATCGTCATGCCATTTGATTCATCGATAGGAGCTTGTGGGTATACAGCGGATATACCTTTCTTAATTACAAACGTTTGATCTTGTGTAGCGATGATCTTATCAATACGACCTAACCAATATTGGTATGTTGCATTCAATGTTGCAGTTGGTGTAGCAATCTGAGCACCTGTAACAAACGATACACCCCCATCTGTGCGTCTTGGTCTAAAGTCTATACAATCTCTAAGGTTATATACAACACCAGTTGAAGGGTCTGTAAATGTTGGGATATTACCATAACCTATAGTGTCAACCGGATAGGAGTCTATAGACAAGTAACCATCTCCACCATGACTAAAGTTTTTGTAAACTACTAATAAGTAATATGCTGAATTTGGAGCAGTTCCATTAAGTATTAAGTTACCATGATCATAAAATTCTGCACGTTGACCGTCATCAACGATGTATCTAGACGTAACTTCAGGATGTAATGTGATAGATTTCCAGTCAGTTATTTCTCCATCAGCATTAACGTCTACAGCAGATGGATCTGCATTACATAAGTAAACATGTTTAACTTTATAGATGTCTGATCTAGCAAGGCTATCTTTACCACCAATTGTTGTATTTAATCCACCAGAAGAACCAGTACCAATAACTACTTTAGACCAACCTGAAATAGTTTTATTTTTTTGTCCTTGATTACTTGCTTCAATAGTACATATAACTACAGCACTACCCAAGAAGCCTCCATCATTAAAATTAAATTCAATAGTTTTGCCTTCATCAGAAATTGTTATCTTTCTATTATTAATATTTGCAAAACTGGCAACTGCTCCTACAGGAAATAACTCAGTACCACCAGATTCTGTAATTACGACATGATAGTAATAATCTTTAATGTCATCACTTGTTATTTCTCCTACATTACCATAAAACGTTTCATCTCCATGACCTGATAAACTAAATGCGATCTTACCATCACTAAATGTTTGATTATAAGTTCTTTGTAATCTATAATTTGAATGAGAGTTACCAGATAAATCTTTAATCGTTTTGATGTATTGATTTGGGATTGGGAATACTAAACCTGGACTGTCAGCACCACCAAGGTATGCTGCAGCACCTGTAGCACCAATACTACCACCTAAACTACTTAAATCATCGATGTTTGCTGAAGCAGTCTTGTATGCTCCTGAACCTGAATGATAGACTATAGATCTAGCTTCATTAAATTGATATGAGCCGGTAATAGCTATATCAAATAAGAATAGTTTATAGACTGAATTACCACCAGCATGATGTGATGATGAGTCAGTATCATGTAGTTCTATGAATCTTACTTTTGCAGTGCCAATACGTGTAGTACTATCAGTAACACTGCCTTGAACAACATTATGTAATTCAATTAATGTGTATGGAGTAGTGTCATCTGTATTTGTCCAAATAGGACCCGTTAAATTATTAACATAAACATAGTTACCATAGTTTAAGTTAACGTCTCTACCAGTAACTGTTTCAAAATCACTAGCACCTCGTGCTCTATCTAAAGATATAGATGTTTGGTTTAATGTTTCAAACTCAAAACCTTTAATATATGCTTTACCTGGATCTAGTGAAACTGTAAACACACCTGAAGCACCAGTAGCGCCACTTACATCATCAGCGATATGGATAGGCCATGCTTTTACAGTGTAATCACCTGATTCATCAAATGTTCTGCGTGCAAGTTCTTTACCAAGTTCTGAGTATACTGTCTTGTCTTTATTTGTAGCGATAGCTCCATCAACTACACGACCAATTTCGATGAAACCTTCATATGTTTCATCAAGACCAATAACTTTTAGTGTTAAGTATGCATGGTATCTGTCAGCACCTGGAGCTGCATAGTTTGGTGAGCCTTGAGCATTATCAAGGATAGATGAATCATCGTCTGAAGTAATTTTTACTTCATTTAATACTAAACCGATCTTCTTAGAAGATGTGTTTGTATACTTATCGATAGCGATGCTTTGTGCTTCTAAATAAACGAATTTACCATCTACAAAGAATATGCCGGTATCAATTGAGAAACTCATCGCATCATTGAATGGATCAGATGCTTGAATAGTTGCAGTATGAGAATCTACCTCATCAGTTTCTATATTTTCACCCGCAATAAATGGACCACCTGAAGTGATAGATACTAATAATGTTTTAGGATCTGCACCATCGTTCTCAGCTACAGCTTTAACTACAGCTCGGGTACCTGAAGTGCCACCAACAATAGTTTTACCATTGAAATTAGATACGACTACTGTTGAAGTTGAATATGTAGCATTAAGCTTAATCGATGTTAACTTAAGATCGAATAATCTATTACCACCAGTAACTACAGTACCATTAACAAATACATGTTTACCAAACTTCTTAATTTGGTCTTGTAATTGAGTCTGGAGTTGTGTTAACTCTCGAGCTTGGACAGCATATCCAGGTCTAAATAAGATCTTGTGATAGTTTTTGGTGTCGTCAAAGTCATCCCAATAAGGATCGATGTTAAAGTTAATTGCCATATCTGGTTACTCTTTCAGTGATTTTATATATTTATATTGTTAAAATGGTTCTTACTGTAATAATTTGCTCAGAAGTTGGTTCAAATGGCTCTCTTACAGTAAACATTAAGAAGTCACCTGAGAACTGATCTATAGTTCTTTCTGATACTTGGGATACAACTATATTACTTGGTATCACTGTATCTGTAACTAACGTATTGCCAATTGATACTGGAAAGTTATTAAATACAGATAATAAGATCTGGTCGTTATTAAAGTCAACAACTCTATACTTTTTATATCCATCTTTTAAAAGTAACATGTCATATGCTAACTTAGTTGGATCGAATGTGCCAGTAATTAGTACACATCCTGATCCTACGTCATCAGTAAACCTTCTGTTAGATCCAAAAGCTTTAAAGTTACGTACAAGACCTACTTTACGATAATCATTATTGATCTCAATACCTTGGTTTTTATCTTTTGATATTGATGTATAGAATAATAATGATTTAGCATTAAGTTCATCGATAGCATTATATCCATGACCACCTATAGGAGACATGATAGCTCTTACGCTTGCTCCTGTACCTGATCCCCCGATTACAACATCTGTCCAAGTATAACCTAAACCGGGATCAGTAATTACAACCTTTGTAACTACACCACCTTCGCAGATAACATTAGCTGTAGCTCCAGTACCATCACCGCGGATAGTAGCTGTAGCAGTACCATAACCTGAACCACCATCTACTACTTTGATGGCTTCTATAGAACCTGGTACAGCTAATAGTTCAACGTTTGATTGGATTGAATCGATGTTACCTATATTAAAGTCTGCAGTTAAATCTGCTCCTGTACCTGGAGTACCACCAGAGTCTGTGACTGTAATATCAGCATACGTATAGCCAACACCTGGATTATCTATAGTATATCCAGTGATGACACCACCATCAATAGTTAATGAGATCTCAGCATTAGTCTTAGTGCTAGAAGTTGTTAAGATAGCATTTCTATGTAAGTATGTTAAGACCGCAGTACCATTTGTGACTGCTCCGCTCGTATGTGTAGGTGGAGTAGTACCTGTTGTACCAGCAGTTGTTACTGTATAGTAGATACCATTGTATTTAAGTTTTTTATTAAGTATAAACGGAGTTGAAGCGGTCCATGCATTATCATATGCTATAGCATCAGATACACTAATAGTTGGGTGTTCAACTTGATAGCCATATCCAGGTTCGCTTAAAGTAATCACGTTGACTGCACCACCTGAAATAGTTGCTGTGGCTTTTGCAGTAGTACCAGCGTATCTTAGTTGACATAGCCCGTTTGTAGCGGTAATAGGCATATCATTGATGTCTAGTTTAAATATTGGAGCGCTAGTACCTAGTTGTGTGCCAGAGACTACATAATAGAAGTTGTCTAATCCAGAATTTGTATATTTAACGTATGTTCCAACAGCCACTGAAGCTTCACTTGACCATGTAGAATAGTTTGCAAATGGTGGAGCTATGGTTATTGTTACGGTACTATAACCGCTCCCAGCATTCGTCTTTGTGATACTATTGATTACCCATGGATTCTCTGCTTTATATCCATCACCACTAATAGTAGCAGTGGTAGTTTCAGCAGTATAACCAGAACCACCATTATTAATGTAGATAGAATCTATAGAGCCTTGTGAATAGTACTTGTATTTTAATGCAGTTGTTACAGGCATCCAATCTGTAGATAAGAACCTATTTCTTAATGATACTGGGATCGTATACATGTACTTCCATTTGTATCCATCAGCTGTAGTAATTATATCTGTAGAAGTACTAGTCGGTTGTACGGTTGACTTAGCATTGTTATTGTTATCGATACACTTATAAACATTATAATCTGTAGTTAGTACATAGAACGTAGCGTCTTCTAACTTAGTAGCTCCATAATAACCTACAGTGTATGATCCTGGTACAGGTGCACCTGTTGCTCCAGGTTCAGCTGGATCACTATCATAAGCATCATCGTACATATCATATACTGTACCAGTACCATCTTCTCCTAACGACCAGTCGATCCTATTAATAACATAAGATACATCAGAAGGATTAATCTTCTTCGCTGTAAGGATATCTCTACGTACATGTAGTTCATATCTAAAGTTATCTGATGGTTGACCAGGAGAGTCTGCGGTACTTGATGGGATGAACGGACTTAAGAAGTCTGTCCATGTATTTTCTTTACCAAACCAATGATAATACGTAGCAGTCTTAGACGTGATCTCTTGGTATATAGAATCAGCTATAGTCCTTTTAAATCTTTGTTTGAATACGGTGTATGCTGTCATTTATTATCCTACGGAAACAACCCAAGTAACTGTTATAGTTTCACCTGATGATTTAGTAATTACTGGGAAAGTAGTTCTGCAAAGCATAGTACCTCCAGAACTATTATTAAATAAACCAGCCTCTTGTATGCTACCAGTGCCAGCACCAGTACCAAATGTAGTGGTAAAGGTTACGTTTGTGCCACTTACTGTGGTAGAATCTACAGCCAATCTTGATAGCTGATTACCTAATGTAGTTTGACTTAATGATACTGCAGTAGGATCATCACCGATCCCCATATAACCAACGATTGATGCAGAGTTTGATATTATTCTGGAGGCAATGAATTCTTTACCCGTAGTGACCACAAGGTTAGGGACCTCAGTCTCATAGACTAATTGCATGACTTCATTGAATTTTCGTATTACCAATCGTCCGGTTAATACAATACTTGATCTTAACATGTGTGTCCCTATATGTTTATCTTATTTATATGCTTTATGTCAATACGGCGCCATTGACTGATAGTTCAATTGATCCTACAACACCGCTTTCAAACGTATTTTGTACTTGGTACTCGCCAAATAAGGCTGTACCAGCAGGATGTAGGTATGACTTAAGTAACGATTTATACTTACTTAATGCTTCATCCACTGTGACTATGTATGAATACTTTTGCCATTTATAACTATCTTGGATGAACATGTAGTCATCAAGGAACCCATCGTTTGTGCTATAATAACCTTGATATTTTGCCACAGCACCTATCTCAAACCTAATAAGTAAGTACTCTGGATTATCACCCTGACCACTTTCAGATTCTTGATAGAAGTTTTGTAATATATCACCAGCATATGCTGGATCACCATAAGTTACACCTGTCGCTCCTACTTCTGTATATGTAGGTTTAAGTACATATCCATAATCAGTATACTTCTTAACTATACTGTCATCATTTAATGTATATTGTGCTATTGACTCTTTAGTAATACCAATAGTAGAATTTGATGTAACCAC